GAAATATATCGCTTAGATCTATTTGGATTTTTTGGAAGTTGAGTTTGTTTCTCTGGCTTAATCTCAATTAAAAAAGTCTTACCTTCAGTTGTTGTAAATTTTAAGTCCATAAAGTAACGGTGATATTTCTTATCAACGTCGTAGTAATAAGGTATAATGACTTCCTCTGACGACCACTCTCTTATATTAGAGTTTCTATCACACCAAAGAAAGCAAGCCTTTTCCCACTGAGAGCGATAAATAACATTATTCAAGTCTCCTCTATACTTATGCGTATTAACGACTCTGTATTTACCCTTATACGTTCCCATTTTCCATATAAATAAACATATTAAAGTTATTTATTAGAGTACTAAAATGCCACAATATACAGATTTTACAGCTGACATTGTAGAAAATTCTGAAGGACAACAAGTCTACAGAAGGCCTGATTACCAGAAATTACAATTTCCACTTGATCGATTAGATTATAAAGGTGAAATTAAATTTAGACCTTTTAGAAGACAGCCGGTGAATGTAGCTGGTATTGCAAGTGAGGTTTCTCATTTAGCAAGAACTTATCCAGATCTAATTGCAAACATTAATGAAGGATTAGTGCCAGATGCAACAGAAGAATTTTTACGATCAGCAGGTAATACTGACGAACAAATTCAGCAAATAAACTCTGAGCAAAATAGACAAATGCTGGGTGAAGCTTTTTCAGATCCAGTTAACTTAGTCAAAGAATATGAACCAGTTCACTGCTCAATGTATATGCCACAAGCAGTTCAATTTAGAGATCTTATTAGATATAATGATATGTCTATTGGAGCTGGTGGTGCTGCAGCATTTGGAGCACTTCAAGCTGGTCAGGGTGTTATAGGAGCTGGAATAGCTGGAGTTCAGGGTTCTCTTTCTGCAATGACAAGTAATCCTGGACAAGCTGCAAATACTCCACAAGCTAGATTAGCATTAAGTGCATTAGGTTCAAGAGGAAATGCTCAAATACAAGGGGCAACTAGATTAGCAACTCAGGTAAGTGTTAACCCAAACCAAAGAACATTGTTTGAAGCTCCATCAATAAGAGATTTCTCTTTTACTTTTAAACTTATTCCAACTAGTTTAACTGAATCAAGAGAAATTAATAAAATAATTAACTTTTTTAGACGACAGATGTACCCCGAAAGAATATCATTAGGAGACAACGGGTTTGCTGTTGGTTATGAATTTCCAAGTTTATTTGACATTTCTTTTTTATATAATGGTTCACCTTTGCCAAATACTGAAATGTTACCATGCTACTTATTTGGTATGGATATAAACCTTAACCCTACCAATCAGGCTTTTCATAGTAATGGTAGGGGAGGAGAATTTAATGAAGTTGAATTGGTTCTTAACTTTAGAGAGGAAAGAGCTCCTGATAAAAACGATTTTAATGAGAGAAATCAAGCTGCATTTACTGATGTTCCATATAATTATCCGGCTCCAGCAGTAGAAGAGCAAGCAGATCTTATTCAAGAACAAGCATTTCCTAATGACAATGAAAATTATTTTGGATAGGACAAGGTTAAGATGAAGTATTTTAGAAATTTTCCAACACTTAGATATAAATTTGGCAATGAAACGTCAGCAGTCTTATTTAATGACTTATCTGTTTATAATGATTTAGTAGATCAGATAAGTGATGAGTTATTATTATATCAATACTATGATATTTTGGACGGAGATAGACCAGATACAGTATCTCACATTTTATATGGCACAGTTGATTATCATTGGACACTTTACTTATTAAATGAACATATAAGAGAATCTGGCTGGCCTTTAACTGAACAAGAAATAACTGAACAATTAACGAAAAACTTTCCCGATTATGCTGTAACTTCAAACTGTAGAGACTTAAGTGGAGTTAAGTTAAACAGCGATGTTGCAGATGATAACATTGGTGCTTTATTTACTGTAGGACAAGCTGTAACTGGAGATCAAAGCAGCCACAGTGGAGTTATACAAGACAGACAAATTGACATTGGTCAATTCATTATTAGTTCAGCTAATACAAATGCTTTTTCAACTGATAATTATTTAACATATAATGATGATGAAGGTAATCCACAACATCTTGAAATATTATCAGTTACTGCTGAGAAAGATGGTGTTCATCACTATGAAGACTCTAATGGTAATTGGGTAGACGTAGATCCATTTGAAATAACAACTCGTGCTCCAAGTGGATTAGTAACAAAAACTTTTGAAGATAATTTTAGAACAAAGAATGACGAACTCAGACAAATAAAAGTTCTTAGACCCGACGTGGTTAAAAGAGTAGCGTCTGAGTACTTTAGATTAATTAGAAGATAATGACAGTATCAACTAGACAGTTTGAAATTACTGAGGCAGTAATTACATCCCCGTTAATTAGAACTCCCTTAGATATAAAAAATGTAATCGTAGACTTAGAATTATACGAAAACATAGAGCGTCCTTATGTAAGTGGAAAGGTTAACCTTATTGATACGAATGGTGTTTTTACTTCAGATAACATGTTAAACTTTAGAGGAGGAGAAACTTTAGCCATAAACGTTGAAGTTAATTTAAGTTCATCTCCAACTGAAAATGCTACTTACAATATAAAAAGAACATTTACAATCACTGGAATTGAAAAGATGGCTGCTGCAGGAAATGACTCTGCAACAATGGTTGTATTAAGTATAGTAGATCCATGGGTCTTTAAGAATTATGTAAAAAAATTCAGTCGATCGTTTAGTGGATCTCCTACAGAAATCATAAGAAAAATATTAACAGACGAAAGACTTTTAGGATTACCACAAGAAATTTTACAAACATCTGGAGAACCTCCGGTACAAAAAAATATGAAAGTGGTTATACCATACTTAACTCCACTTGGTGCAGTAGAGTTTATAAGAGATAGATGTACTACAAAAAATGGTTCACCTTTTTTCTTACGATCTAATGTTCACTCTTGGTTTGAAACAGGAGACGGTTGGTTGACATTTGAGTCATTAGATTACTTACTTTCATTAAGACCATTTAATATTGACGCACCCTTTGTTCAATCTGTAGCTATGATTAATTCAGACCCTAGCTGGGCTAAACCAGATCAATTAGTAATGGACAATGTAGAGTTTGGAGAAAACCATAATTCATTATCAACCATTATGTCTGGTGGATTATCTTCACAGCTTTCAGTTACAGATATATCTTCAAATAAAAGAATAAGAAGTAAACATAATATTGATAGAATGCTTTTAAATTTAAGAAATCAGGGAGTATTAAAAGAAGATGATAGACAAAATATTTTTAATGAAGGAATATTCTTTAATGAAGAAGGATTGGAAGCTTTACCTTCTATGTATTTTCATCAAATAGTAAATACTAATTCTTATACAGATGCAAATAGTTTTTATGATGATTTATCTCCTGCGGATTATAGAAAAAGAGTTGAAAATATTGCATTACGAGCAGCACTAATGCAAAATTTTGTAAAGGTACAAGTTCCATCCTATATATTCATGGCTGCAGAGTCTGGAGTTGGTGAAACAGTATCATTACTATTTTCTGGTAATGCTGGAGGAACAGACACTCCAGAAATAGAACAATTAATCGATTACGATAAATCTGGAAATTATCTAATTTATTCGCTTAGACATAGCTTTGCAGCTGGTGCTATGAGTTCATCAATGAGAGCATGTAAATTAGATAAAAACTATAAACTATCACCTATTACGAATTTTGAACCATGAAAACAATAAGAACAATATCTAAGGAATTTTATGGAGATCAAACTAGATGGTTTGTTGGAACTGTTGTGAATAGTTCTCCTCCTTATGGTTTTGAAGGTAAAGTAAAAGTAAGAATAGATGGAGTTCATTCTCCATTTACAAACGATATACCAGAAGCTGATTTACCATGGGCTAGTGTTATTATGCCATCAACTGAAGCTGGAGTATCTGGATTAGGAAGAACACCAAAGTTAACAGCAGGTGCTTTGGTATTTGGCTTCTTTGTTGATGGAATTTCATCGCAGATACCAGTTATTGTTGGTTCACTGCCAAAAGATGAATATCCAACTGTTTCACAATTATCTGAGATTGAAGATAATCAATTTGAGATAATTGTTCCTACATTACTAAGTGATACTATAACGGAAATACCAGTAAGAAGACTTAGAAGAAGATCTGAAGGCATGAAGTTCTTTATTGATAATGGTTATACTGTAAACCAGGCTGCTGGAATTATGGGTAACTTGGATCATGCATCCCGACTAGAAACTGAAGATGCTGGAATAGGAAACTGGAATGAAACAAGGCAAGCAGAACTTATTGAGTTTTCATCTAAATTTTTAAGAGGAGCTGGAACAATTGATCAAGCTTCAAATAGATATATTATTCAGTTAAGATTTGTGTTACATGAATTAAGAACTTCACGAGTAGTTGCAAATGGAAAACTTTTAAAGTCAACTATTGTAGAGGGACGTAATGGTTCAGCACAAGTTATAAAAAGATATTACATAGAAAATTTTGACCCAGTAGACGATGAAGAAGTATTAGAACAAAGTCTTACTGCTAGAGAAGAGGTATTAAGAGCATAATGGCATTTCCATCTAGATTTAGACAAAGATTAATAGACATTATACAAGGAAGTAATGCTAGTCGAGCATTTAAAGATGTTCCGATTGATGACATACTTGCAGTATTACCATCTACATTTAGTCTTAGCGGTCGACCTAATGAAGTAGCTGCTGCAGTACAAGAAATATATAACGCAAAGACAAGGACTACTTCAACTCAACCTGGATCAACTGCCGGTGGATCTACGTCACGAGACGTTGCACAAAAAGTTTTAGGTGGAGCAACAAATGATGTTATAAGTGGAGTATTTAATGGACAAATACCTAGCGTAGGAAATATAACAAGCAATATAGCCGGTTCATTAATTGGTGCATTAGGAGTATCAGTAACTTTTGATAGTGATGGAAGAGCTAGTGTATCATCTTCTCCTGTCAATACTGCAATATCAGCAATTATTAATATTATTACTGGATTAGGCGTAGGAAACGGAAGTTTACAAGATATTTTAGAAGAAGCTACTACTGAAGGATTAAACAGAGCTAAAGATGCTGCAGCTGGACTCGTAGGATCTCATGTTGGAGATTTAAATTCATTAGTCACTGGATTAGGCGGAACAGCTGGTGACATAACTGATTTGACAGGTGCATTAGCTCAAACGACAGCTAAAACGCTAACACCCAGTATAGTTAGTGAAATTACAGGTGGAACAACTGAAGAAGCTGAAAGAGTTATTGGAAGTTTATCAGTAAACACAGATAGTTTAGTTACTAGTGTTAACAATGAAATAAACGAAAATGTAAATGCTGCATTAAGTGGAACAGGAGGAGTAGGCCAAAGAGTTGCACAAGAAATTAATCCAGATATTACTACAATAACTGAAGCTTTACAAATAGATACAAGTCAGTCTGCATTTGATCCTCCATTTCAAATTGGACAAAACGTTGCAGAATGGAATGTTTCAAATAAAAGAAATATTGAATTTGGCTACGTAAATACAGTAGAAGAGCTTACTGCAGAGTTTGCTGCAATAACTAGAGGAATTACTGGTGTTGTAGTACATTGGACCAAAACATTTTCAAATCAGAATATTGGATCTGAAGAAATTAATAGCCATAATTTAGACTTAGGCGGAGACGGGATTGAATACCATTATGTAATACGTAGAGACGGTTCACTTCAAAGAGGAAGACCTAATGGTATTGAATCAAATCATACGACACTTAGAAATCATAATAGAAAAAGTTTAGCTATAGCATTTGTCGGTGGATATAACTGTCCAACAGGAACTGAAAACCCAGATAAATATCTATCTGCACGATCTCTAACTCAAGCACAGTTTCACGCATTTGAGTTATTCTGTAAAGAATTTTTATTAAGATACCCAGGTGGTCAA